GCTAACTCCCGGCTACGTCTGATTATTTCAGACCTATACAACCAATATCAACCCCGCCCCCGACATTGAGGGGTGAAATTACCTATTGACAAACGCTGATTAATTACTTACCTTTGACGGCATGGGCGTACATCCTACATACGAAACACCTGAGTTAATGCAGGAGGCTATTTCTGATTATATCAAAACCAATACAGGTAAATTGACTATAACCGGATTGGCTTACCATTTAGGATTTGAAAGCAGACAATCGTTTTATGATTACGAAAAACGGGAAAATTTCTCTTACACTATTAAAAGAGCCCGGATGTTTATTGAAAACGAGTATGAAAAGCTACTGATCAGCAACAACACAACCGGGGCTATATTTGCTCTTAAAAACTTTGGATGGACTGATAAGCAGGACATTGAACATTCAGGACAGATAAAAATAACCCGCGAGATAATCCAATGAATATCAGGCTGAAATATACCAAACCGCAAAGCCTGATCTTTTTTGAACAGCCGGAAGAAGCACGGTTTATAATTGTACCAAAGGGACGCAGGTTTGGAGCGACAAAGGGCGCAATGAATGCGGCAATAGAATGGGCTATCGAAGGACTGCCAATACTTTGGGGTGATACCATCAACAGCAATATAGACCGATATTTTGAACGATACGCAAAGCCGGAACTGATAAAGTCCGGCATTGACTTTTCGTTTAATTCACAGCAGAAAAAACTTACTTTCAGCCATTGCGATGGGTTTATAGACTTTCGTAGTGCTGACCGTCCTGAGAATTGGGAAGGGTTCGGATATAAGCGTATTATCCTGAACGAGGCCGGTATAATCCTGAAAAACGATTATCTGTACACAAATGCAGTCCTGCCAATGATGATGGATTACCCAAATACTCAAATGTTTGCGCTTGGTGTTCCAAAGGGTAAAAAGAAAAAAGACGGTACAGAGCATAAATTCTATACCTTGCAGCGTTTTGCAGAAGAAGGGCGTAAGGGTTATATCAGCCTTACTTTCAGCAGTTACGATAATCCGCTACTGAGCAAAGATGATATTCAGGAACTTGAAAACGAGATTAATGCAATGAACCCGGTAATGGTTCAGCAGGAAATTTACGGTAAATTTGTAGATGAAGTTTTTGATGCTTTATGGACACCTGAAATTATACAGCACCAAACTACATTGCCGGAATTAAGGCGGGTTGTAATAGGTGTTGACCCGACAGCAACAAAGACAGGGGATAAAGTAGGTTTAATTGGCGTTGGATTGGGGTATGATAACAAGTGTTATGTATTTTCCGATAAAACAGGCGGTTATTCACCATCTCAATGGGGTACAATCTTAGCTAATGAAGTTAAGATAATCGGGGCTGATGCTATTGTAGCTGAAACGAATCAGGGCGGTGATATGGTTGAACACATTATCAGGCAATACGACCCATACACAAGGCTTAAAAGAATACACGCTGTAAAGGCAAAAGAAGTACGTGCAGAGCCTGTTGTTTCATTGTATGAGCAGGGTAAGGTTATCCACGTTGGAAATATGAGTGCGCTTGAAAATGAACAACTGACATGGATTCCAGGCACAGGTAAATCACCGAACCGGATAGATTCAGTGGTTTATGCTATAATGGAACTGGTAATTACCAATGAACCACAATACATAATGCCAACACGAAGAAACAACAGAGCATGAAAATACTTGGTATTGAATTAAACAGGGTAAAGAACGGGATCATTACCCCGATGACAGAGAAACAAGGCACGTTTACCATCAGCCTGAGTTCCAACAGCAGGCCGACACGGGATGTAGGTGATTTGACCGCAGCGATTAAACAGGCTGAAAATATAGTTAACCCGTTACGGTATAACCTGTACAATATCTACCGTGAAAACTTGGATATTGTGCCGCACCTGTCTGCTATTGTCGGTGTAAGGCATTCGACATTACAGCAACGTAACCTGCAATATGTAAACAAAAAAGGCAAGGTTGATGAAGAACTTACCGAATGGCTGAAATCGCCACAATTCAAACGGTTTGTTTATGAAATCTTAGATACCAAGTTCTGGGGGTTTTCGCTTTTTGACTTCACAGCCTATTCCGGTCAGCAGTGGTTTGGGTTCGATCTGATTAACAGAAAGCATGTCGATCCAATACGAAAGGTTGTTTACAGCCGTGAAACAGGTCAGGGTCCGATGCCGTACAATGATAAGATCCGGGAAAAATACATCATGCCAGTCGGTGAAGAACGGGATTTAGGCATACTGAAAACCGCTTCATTTGTCGCTATCCATATCCGACAGTTAATGTCCGACATGATGAGTTATACAGAATTGGCCGGTAACAACTTTACGGTTATCAAGACAAAGAACAACGATCCAAAGATTAATACTCAGGTGATGGATGCGGTTCGCAACCTATCAAGTAACGGTACATTACAGCTACCTGAAGGCGTTGCAGATGTTAATATGGAAAGTATGAGCAGTTCACAACAGAATCAGTTGTTTACTTCAATTATGGATCTACTCAACAAAGAACTTAGCAAACTTATTTTGGGCTCAACAATGGTAATCGATGAAGGTTCGAGCCGGTCACAGGGTGAAGTACACGAAAGGACAACGGCAAACGTTTATGAATCAGATGCAACTTACCTGCTTGATGTGCTTAACTATCAATTTGCTGAGAAACTTCCGCTATTTGGCAAGAATCCATCAGGAAAGTTTATATTTGAAGAAAGCCACACAGCAGAGGACATGGCAGAGCTTGACAAAGATATTAAATTGAAATCGTTAGGGTTAAGCCTTACCCCTGAATACCTTGCTGAAAAGTACGGGTACCCGAAAGAATCCATTACAACCACACAGGAACAAACACAGCCAAACAATGATACACCTGAAAATAAACAAAACTAAGGGCAAAATCATTACCGAATGGGATGAGATGACCGTAGATCAGGCTATTAAACTGATGGAAATCGAATTGCCTGAATCGGTTAGAGATAATCTGTTCGATGTTGCCTTATGGAATTTCGGAACAGCGGGCTTCAAATACGCTGCAAAGGTGTTTCAGATACTCAGCACGTTCAGCCGTGACGTTATCGATCATACTCATGCCGCTGATATTATGATGTACTTTGTCAAATATCATTTGGCATTTGTTATTGACCTGCACCAGCAACAGCCGGCAACGTATGAGCCAAAGGAACAGAAATCGTTTGTACTGGATGGTGTTACATACTTATTGCCTGAATCGCTAAAAGTAGAATCAACCGTATTACCAGCTTACTCATCCCGTGCTGTGGAGTTTGTAGAATCCAGCAATATTTTATCGGTTATAGCTGATTTGGGGCGGGAAGGTATAAAACATTTGCCGCTGTTTATCGCTACTTACTGCCATCCAGAGGGTGAGCAATACGATGAGGTGAAGATCCAGCAACGGGCCGCAGATTTCGGACGGTTGCCGATGTCGGTAGCTTGGGAGGTTTTTTTTTGCATACAGACGCTCACGCAACAATACGCAATCAATATCCTGAAATATACAGCAAAGCAAGTGCAAAGGTACAGGATGCAGTTAAAAGTTCAGGCATGGATCGCAAACGTTTCACGTCTTGGCTTTATAAGGTGGCGGAAAGCGGGATCGCAGGCACAATTAACGCAGTTAAACTGATGCCGTTGTATGACTTTATTGACATACTTGGTTACTTGAGTTTAAAGGATAAGTTCACTGAAGAAATGATGAAAAAGTAAACACACATAAACACACGGTAAAATGAGCCATACAGGTAATTATAAGAGTGATTTGCATAAATCAAAAGCAACTAAAAAGCCGGTTATGTGGTATTATCACAAAGCTATGTGCGAGATCGGATGGAAATTAAGAAACCGTTTTGGATGGCATATGTATTATTACCATCTGAATATAATGTGCAAAAAGTATCGTATTAACCTTTACGGTGAATTTATATGACAATCAAAGCCACATACCAAGCATTACAGGCCGTTGCAACCGCAGCACTTCCGACATTCACATTCTACGGGATGCACAAGGCTTTATACAACACGGTTAAGGAAATTGAGGACGGGGTAATCATTATCGAACCGCCCAGACAATGGCCTATCAATCACCGCAACACCTGTGAAGCCTATTTCGATGCAAAGGTATGGATAGGTATCCGGCAGTCAATCAAGCCAACAACGGGCGACACGTTTGAATATCCGCCATATAACGAGATCGACATACGTGACACGCTGCACACGGCTGCACTAACCTATGTTAATGCAGTCAATAACTACTCGACTCTCAGGGTTCTGGGTGATTTTAACGGATCAGAGGACCTAATGACCTTGCTGGATGCTGCCGATGGAGGTTCAACGAATTGGCAGGCGTGGGGGTATTTCACGATAAAAGTAGTGAGCTATGGCACTTCAGGAAGCTACACACCGCCCGTATTCGTTCCGGGGTTAAGCTACCTGACTAAGTACACACTGCCGAATGGTTCAACACTACCGACAGGAGTACGGCCCGATACGCTGTTTATTGATACAGGAGTGATCAACACTGACATATCAGTAACAGGGACAACTATAACCGTTCCGGATGGGTATATGTTAAGACGGGCAACGTATTACATCACTACAGATGACATTATCAGCGAAATTAAAATTAATAGCATATCAAACGGTGATGTTTTTATTAATATCGGTGATTACGATCAGGAGTATGTAAGTGGACTTAGTACCAATTATGCGCTTATTCCTGAAACAGCCTACACATTAACAGCGACAGGCGTAACATCTACCCGCACCATCATGGCAATACTTGAATTTCAAAATGTGCAGATATGAGCATTCATACCGCATACAAAGCCGTTGGTGAGTTGATAAACTCAAAGCTGGTTGAACAACTGGCCGAACAGGGGCATCGTATGACCGGGGCATTAGAAGCAAGTCTGGAAGTGATCACAGATAACAACGGTGTATCTGGTGTCGGTGAAAAGTACGGGATATTCGTTAATCTTGGAGTGAAGGCTGAACAGATGAAGCACCCGTTTGCACGGGCTAGAGTTGCAGGATTGACACGGTTTGCAAAATTCAGGATGGGTGCAAACGATAAAGATGCAGAAAGTATTGCAAAAGCTATTATCGGGGCTTGGATTCGTGATGGTGGTATGCCTACACAAAACAGCTACCAATATTCAAACAATGGCAAACGAACTGACAGCATTGACGATGCAATCGAACTATCTGAGCCTGAAATAATTGATATTTTGTTTAATGAATTTACATCTGTAATCGATGTACACACTAACGTAACGGGTAGATAAACACACACACATGGAAGCAATTTATAAATTACAAACAGGGCAGCATGTTGATCTTGATAAAATAGTATCAATATCACCAATCGTAAACAACCCTTTATTCGTGTTGGTAAAATATTTTGAAATATATTTTCAGTTATGCGAAAAGCCAATTCGCATAACAGTTAATGTGATGAATGAAACAAGAACAGATCAAGTGATGACGTGGGATGACTCGTATAATCTAATACAATTAACACACATAGATTTAATCCAAACGTGGACTAAATACAAATCGAAATAACATGGCAATCACAATCCTAAACAGTCCTGCAACGGACGTATTTATAGCCGCAGCCGCTCCGGTATGGGTACGGGGTGAAACCGAACTTACTGAACAGTCAACATTAATAACATCTGTTGCAAACGATTCAGGAAGTGTTGAGTTAAGTTTTGGGTCATCGACAGGTCACGTTGCAAATATGGTTTTAAATATAACAGGATGTACAGGTGATTACGACTATTTAAACGGGCGTTGGGACGTGGTAACATCCGGTTCAACTGATACAATTATTAATCTGGATTATGTTTCAGGCAGCACCGGTACACTTGGTTATGCTCAGGTTATACTTGACAAATGGGCTATGGGTATTGATTTACAAAATGACATCGACGGAGATGATGATTTCACTTCATTTAGTACGCATTACATCCCATTCCAGAATGACATTGCAACAAAGGACATTAGTCGGGCCGTGTGCGGGATCTTCCAATCAGCGTTTAGCCTTACCGATGGGTGGGCTTCAGAACTTAATAAGGGAATATTTTACATACAGATGGCAGTTTATGAGGCTGCATTAGATGCCGCTTATGCCCGTCAGTCTTTGGATAGTGAGGTGTTGACGTGGTACGCTGTCAGGTCGGCAAGTATAACCGGCAGAGTATTGGAAACAGGTTATCAGAACAAGCTATTAAACGGCACTACAAACGTCAAAGTGCATGCAGGAACGAAGGTTATAATGTCCTCGCTGACAACTGAATCAGATGTATCGGCTTATTATTCGTACAATGTCGGTGCTACAAATACAAACAACACCGTTGCATTTACAACCGATAATTTCAAAGGTAATTTCGTATTCACCCCTGTTGCTAATTCAACCGGCATTCAGTTGTTTATAAAAGATTCGGCAGGTGATCGTATAAGTGAAATACTTACCGTTACGCTTTTGCCGGGTGCATGTGCCGGAGTTTACCCGCTATACTTCCTGAATCATTACGGAGGATATGACGTTTACGAATTTATCGATGCCACCGAAACCAACGCAAAGGGCAACAGGTCGGAGTTACGTGGGTTCGCTACGTTGATGGGAAACCTGATCGATAAAGACTTCAGTACAGAATCATGGGAAGAGGTGCTGCTGACCGGGCGGCCTGAACCGCAGGCGAACCTGACTTATTTACGTGATCTGCTGACATCATCAGAGATTTACAACGCTGCTGGTGAACGGGTTAAGCTACTAAGTGCGGAGTTCATCACATCATCACGTGAAAACACAACGCCTGAAATATCAATCTTAGTAAATAGGGGGAATCCGATATGGTAAGGGTGACGATATTGAGTAGACCAACACCGGTTATACCTGATCCGACACCTGCCGGACTTGAATTAACCTTTGATGATATTGCAAATGTGCCGGTTGCCGATGTTTCGAGTGTCAGCGATTGGAACACATTTTTTGATTTACCGACAAATGGAACTGAGTTTACATCGGTTGAGGTTGTGGGAGATATGGTAAGATTGATTGGTGGGAGTGGGATAACTTTAGCTGAATATTTGTTTTTCGATAATTCAAATCTTATTAAATGGAAAGATTATGGAGTTATAACATCAATAGGATCACATTGTTTTGACGGGGCAAGTCTTGTGGATGAATGGTATTTTGCAGAATTAACAACAATAGCAAATGGTGCATTTTTCTTTACATTTCATACATTGGATGGAGGGATTATCTATGTTCCTAAACTTCAAAATGCCGGGAGTACAACTGGTGTAGATGGTGGGATATTCCCTTGTAGTGGCAAAATAATACATTTAACAATTTCATCCGAGGTAATGACCTGCGATTTAGGCGACCCTGATGGTGATATAGCTTTATTGATTGCAAACAACACGGTAACAATCGTAACAGTATAACCAATGGCAGACCAGATTTCACACGGAGCGATTTTAGACATAGTTGAACAGTCGGCAGAGTTTACTTTTCAGGCTGTAGATTACGGTTCATATGAGGCCGGAAAGCCGTTTAAGTCAGGTATGTTGTCATTACCAGAAACCGCAAACAACCGTGCTGCTCTTGGTTCTCTGTACGACACAGACGGGGCAAATAAAACCCGTATTATTGAAAACGTGCTGTATGAAAATGAATCTATTGCAATCGAGGGGTCATTGGTTATTACGGGCCAATCCTATCAGAACCGGATAAACACGCTTACCGCATTCTTTGTGTCCGGCAACGCTCTGATGTGGCTGGACTTTGGCGATACTAACCTTAAGGATTTGGATTGGTCATTCGCTGAACATACGCTGAATTATACGAATGTGATGATAGAGGGCGGTTCTCTTGGTGGCAGTCTAATAGTTTACGATTTATGCGACAGGGGTAAATTCATTGATCAGGACACGGTAAACCTGATTGAGCGTTACCCGGCATTCAATATAAAAAAAATGCTTCAGGTAATATTCAAAGAATACGACCTTAAAAGTAATCTACTTGATACTGTTTGGTTTCCTTTGGCTTACCTGATGTTTACCCAAACAAACGAGATACGAAACGATGATGATTGGAAAGAATCTGCATTAATAACCGTAAGCGGACTGTTTGACGGGTACACAGATAACGTTATGAACGCATGGACTAACTTTAACCATGTCGCCGATGCTCTGATGTTTGACAATACAGGCGAAAACTTCGACAACGGTGGTAATTGGGATAACGGTTCGCATTCATACACGGCTCCGGAACTTGGTACATATCGGTTTAAATTCATAATTGACGGGTCAATAACCATCGATGACGGGTCAGGTGATCCGCCTGATTTACGGTTCAATTCGCTTGGTGGCAATCCCAAAGTAATGATGCGGATTCTGAAGGATTCGACACTCATTGCATATTATGAAACACAGGAGTTTGATTTCCATTTAGGTACAGAACAGTTTGAACACACATTGGACACCGATTATATTGAACTGAATGCAGGTGAGGAAATTACATGCACATGGGAAATACAAGGGCAATACAGGGTTAACGATCCGCCAGGTACAATATTTGAATTAATCATGGACGGCACCGGAACACTTGTAAATCAGGTAAGTAGATATTACGGTTACGGTTCAACTGTTGATCCGGCGGCACTAATGCCAGACTTAAAGGTTAACGACTTTCTGAAAATGCTATTTTTTCACTTCGGAATAACTCCACAATACAGCATTGCAACCAACATAGTGCGCTTAGATGTGTTTGAAAAGTCCCAAGATGGGACAGATTTAACCTATTCGATCGATCCGACAACGGGAGAAATTGAATACATGGAAGCGTTCGACTTTGATTTTCAGTTTAAACCTGACACAGCAGACCGATATTCAGTTGATTGGTATGAGCGAAACCCAAACGAAACTGGTAATTACAAAGCGAATAACGGCAACAAGGTAAAGAAAACGATACAATCTGATTTCAGTAACACTGTAATGCAGCCAGCATACAGATTAGATGCTGACAGGGTTAAGATTCCGACAATGTGGGGCAAACTACCCGATGCCGCTGAACCGTTCTATTACACCCATGCCGTTGTTCCTGAATGGAAAACTACGTTTAACTACCGGATTCTATTCTTTTCACCTGAAACAATAACATCAGAATATAAATTTGGCTATCACGTGCCGTATGTTGGCCGAACCGTAACGGATGAAGTGTTTTGCTTATTCAAGTCATTTTATGATTTCGTGGATGATACGGTTATCAGTATCAACTTTGAATTTGCAGATCGTAACGGCAGGTTAGGACTGTTCAACACACTACACAAAGCCTATGTAAACCGAATTAATAACGGGTCAACGCTGATTATACAGGGCAAAGCAGATGTAAATTTCCTGACCCGAATAGCTAACTGTGATCCTGATTTTCACATTGCCAAGCCGGTTTATATCGGCTGTGAGCCGTATGTTGGCACCTACACGATTCAAAAGATTGTAACCGATGGCGTAATGTGTCAGTTTACCTTAATCTTAAATGACGAATAGCGATGGCAAAAGAGATATTATACCGGATTGAATTTGAGGGCGCGCAGGAGCAGGTAAACAACCTGGTTAAGATTCGTGAAGAACTTGACCAGATTAAAGTTGAAGCCATCAAAGCCGGTCAATCTGATAAGGCACGGGCCGAGGAGCTGAAACTGATTTCTCAGGAAAAACAGAAACAGTACAGGGCTGAACAGCAGGCTATAAAAGATTCACAAAAGGAATATAAAGCGCAGGCCGGAACGCTTGAACAGCTACGCTTGCAGGCTAAGAAGTTAGGTAAAGAATTGGAATCGGCATGGGCTGTCGGTACTCCTGAATTTAAGAAAGCCGCCTCAGCACTTGAGGAAGTAAACAGGAAGATCCGTAACGCTGATAAGTCAGCCGGAAACTTCAAGTCGAACATAGGGAACTATGCCGGTTCGATCGGTGATGCTTTTCAGGGTGTCGGGCTGAATGTCGGGAAGTTGACCGGGACATTAGGGGCTGCAACAGCAGCAACAAATCCGCTTGGACTTGGGTTAGTTGCTCTTGCGAGTGGTGCGCAATTGTTTGGCAGTGCGATACAGGCAACAGATACGCTCAGCGATAGTTTTACCCGTACAATTGAAGGAGCAAAGGCAGCAACACAGGTGTTTTTTAAGGCACTTGCAGATGGTGATTTTTCAAACCTTATCGATAATATGCGGGATGCAGTTAAGGTAGGTAAGGAGTATGCCGATATTATGGATAAACTTGAAGATCGTAAAAGATCGCAGGATATTCAGGATGAAAAAAGTAGGGGTGCAATTCTAAAACTTAGAAAAGAGTTAATGAATGTTAACCTTACTAATGATGAACGTATTGCAAAAGGTAAGGAAATATTAAGAATTGAGGATGAACAGGCAAAAAAACGGGTAGCAATCGCAAAAGATGAAGTTGATGCCGTATTCAGAAAGATCGGTGCTATAAATCAATTAAATGAAATCGAAGCAAAGAACCTGATTGAAAGCATTGATTCATATTCTACTCAGTTTGATATGATGGATAGACTTGCAAGGGCGCAAGAAAATCTGAACAAAATGAGCTTTGATTTTGCTTCTGGCAAAGTTACTCAGGAACAGCTTACTTTACAACAAAATAGTGTAAAACGATTGCAGGAAACTGTAAAAAATTATGGCCGTGAGGTTCAGAATTTCGGTAAACTATCAACAGAGGAAAGGGATGCAGCAAAACAATCTTTAATTAGCTACTACTCTGCATTGAATAGCTTTGATGAGCAAACAATGCGAACTGAAACACGGCTGAATAGTATCATAAAAAAGGATTATGATGAGAAAAATAAAGCAATAGTAACCGGAGCAAAAACAGAACAGGATGCATTGAAGCAGGTTACTGATCAGCTTACAAAGTTGCGCAACGAAGCAATGAAAGCCGATGAGGCTATATTAAAACTTGCAGTATCACTTAATGCAGGAGTAGCGGAAAACACAGCCAGATCGGCAGCAGGTGGTAAATTCACAGCAAAGCCAAAGTTAATCGGTGGCGTTGGCCCTACTGAACGTAAATCAGGTTTTGATGTTGCATTAGGTGAGGGTGAAACTACGCCACAGTTTGATTCGATGGCGGCACTTGACGCAGCCGGTCAATTCGTTTCTATTTGGCAGGATGCCTACACATCACAGGCTGAGATAAGGCAACAGGTTTTAGATAAACAATTAAAGGCCGGTATAATTAGCGAAAAAAAATATGAAAGAGAAGTTGCAAAAATCAAAACTGAGCAGGCCAAAAAGGAAAAAACGGCAGCACTTATTCAGGCTATCATTAACACGGCATTAGGTATTACAAGGGCAATGGGTGACGGTGGCCTGGTTGGAGCCGCTATCGCTGCTGTAATCGGGGCAATTCAGATCGGTTTGATAGCCAGTCAGCCCGTGCCGCAATATGCAAAGGGTGGTATGATAGATGTTGGAGGTAATTCACACGCTTCAGGTGGGACTAAATTTGTCGGGTCTGATGGTAGCAGGTTTGAGGCTGAACGTGGAGAGGTGATTACAGTAGTAAACAAACGGGATAGCGCACGTTTACGGGCATTATCTGACCTGAACAGTGAACACGGCAGGCCGTTCTACTCCACTCCATCAGGCAACTACTTTGCATCGGGTGGAATGTTTCAGCCTAACCAAAACATTGGAGCATCGGACACAGGTAGAATGGTTAGACAGATCGTTTCAGAAGTATCTGCCATCCCGGTAATGGTCAGCCTGAACGAGATCAAACAAAAGGATAAGCTATCACGCAAAGCGGACGTAATCGGGGCATTATGAAAAAGGATAAAACACTGTTACAGGCACGGAATGAGTATATTGTTAAGAAAGTAAATGAATCTAAGGAGTTTACTAAGGCAATACACCAGATCAGTGCTGAAATATTTATCAGCGAAAAGACTATTTACAGGGTGCTGAAAACAACAGATATAGTGTTTGAAAAGATCGGTGAACAGTCCTGATTTTCTCACTATGAACCAATAAATTGACAACACCCCGCCCTATCTGTACTTTTGGTAAAAAATATACAGCTATGGCATTCACATCGTTTCTTAAATCATGCGTTCGCAATACACCCGGAAATCAGTTTCAGGTGTACATGTGTCCTGTCGCATCCATAACATCAATCACTCTTTCATCCAACGAAGTTTCAGCAGTCACAATGACTAGCAGTGCTACGTTTCAGCGTGTTCAGGGGCATTTGGATAAGGTCAGGATGGCACGAGTAGCCAATGCAACCAACAATTTCAACGAAACACACACGCTGACAATGCGGTTTAACAAGTTTACAACTGCTTTAAGTACGTGGTTTTATGGAACTGATGGCGTTGTAAATCAGGTAGTGTGCGGAATGGTTGTTATTCGTGTCGATGGCAATGGTCAGGCATGGATCAGCGGTATTTCACCGGCAGCTATTGAAGGGGTTTTAAGACCTTATCAGAAAGCTACTATCAATTTCGATTCAGGAGAAGCACCAACTGAAGAAGATGCAGCACAACCTGAATTGATTTTAGAACGCAACGGTGCAGCTCCTGAATATCCGTTTGATTCAACCATTACCGCAACGATTGTTGGTGGAACGGCAACATTTATTAACTGGACAACATAACAGCGCTATGGCAGACACAAAAAACTATACAATCGATCCGTCTTTTATCGGTTCAACTGTGACCGTTTACCCGTCAAAGGACGTGTTTTTAGGTTCGCAACCGGTTGATTATATCATCACAAAAGACCTGGAAAAGAAAGTTTTGGAATACCTTATAAACATCGGACACCCGGCAATCACCTTAACAGCGACAAAGTAATGGCCTTAATGACAGCAGCCGAAATCATTGCAATGGTCAGTGCGAGAAACATTGACGAGGGTAATATTATGGCTACTGAAATTACTATTGCTGAAGTTGATTACGTTGCTAAGGCTCTGGGACCTGATCTATATGCAGCGGTTGTAACTAACTCAGGTGCGGTGTATGATACGTTCATTGAAGATTATGTTCAGCCCTGTGTAGCTTACGGTACACTGTCAAACATCTGGAACCGATTAGGAACTGAAGTAACCGACAGGGGTGTAAACCGCTTCACAGGCGAGAATATACAGCCTGCAAACGAAGTAGATAAATCTTCTGCATTGTTTGAAATCCGGCAGCGTTTATCTACCTGTTTAGGCCTGATGATCGATTATGCAGCCGCTAACTATCCGACATTATATGTCGATCAGGAGTATAAATACAAAGAGGTGAACTACTATTCGCCACAAACTAAAAGGAACAACGCATTATGATAACCGTAACTAACTCAGCAGATACAGCGAAAGTTTTGATAGCCGGTGATATTGGCGAGTCGTTCTGGGGTGATGGCTTCACGTTTGCTAACTTTAAAGAACAGATAACCGGTGATTACTCAAACATTGAGATCGAAATAAAGTCAAACGGTGGCGATGGATTTGAAGCACTTGCAATATACGATGAACTTAAAAACATCCCTGCACGGGTTAAAGTTAAGATAGTCGGAGCAACTGCATCTGCCGGAACTATTATCGCAATGGGCGGTGATGAAATCGAGATTACCGAAAATGCAGGTTTCCTTATTCATCGGGGGTCAACTATCGCAATGGGTAACATTGACGATTTAGAAAAAGCCGCTGATATGTTGGAGCAGTTTGATAACAAGCTGTTGAACCTATACCAAAAGCGCACCGGGAAACGTAAGACACAGATCGAAAACCTAATGAAAGAGGACAGGTGGTTAAAAGCTACTGAAGCCGTAGAATGGGGGTTCGCTGATAAGATCGTTAAATCAAAGAAACAAATTTTAAATAAAGCTGAAATGGATACAACAAAAATCAAAGAAATTCTGAAGGTAGAAACCGATGAATTGATTGAATCCGCAGTTACAAACCTGATCGACAAAGCCGCAAAGGTCGATGAACTTCAGGCCATTGTGGATCAACATACAGCAGCCGAAGCCGCAGCACACGAAACCGAAATTACCAACTACGTGACCGAAGCGGTTACATCCGGCAAGGTTACAGAATCGGTAAAAGACAGCCTGATTAATCTGGCTAAGACCGATTTTGAAGCGGTTAAAAACATTGTCGAAGCCGCTAAACCTGCACCGCTCAGTAATCACATTGAAGAAGGTCAACAGGAACCGGCAAAGATGACCAAAGCAGAAGCAACCCAAATTTATAACTCATGGGTGGCAAAGAACAAAGCCGCACGTATGCAGGTGGAACAACCCGACAAATATCTTGAAGTTCGTAACGCAATGAAAGGGATCGAATAATGGCAACAAAAATATTGACACCCTTCGGGGCATTCGCAGGCACACCAGCCGCAACCGTTGTACCTGCAACCGGAACAGTTGTAGCTAATGAAACCGGCTTTGATTCACATCGTATCACAACGATTGACATCGCAAGCCTGAACCTGATTACTACAACCAACGCAAGTTTGGGAGCTGGTAAACTTATATACACACTTCCGGCAGGTAACATAATTATCAAACGTGCTACCATTGCTCTGGGAATAATCGGAACCGCAGCCCTGAACGTTGCTGACACGCCTGATCTTGGTCTGGGTACTGTTGTTGCTTCGGGTGCCGTTGCCGTCCTTTCAGGTACAGGTACATTTGAAAACATCCTAACAGGTCAGACAGTTTCGGCCTGTGACAACACAGTTACAATGGCTTCAGTTGCCACTACGTTAACCATTGCTTCAGCCGCTGCACATTCGATCTATCTGAATATCGCAGACGGATGGGCTGGTGTTGACGCTGGTATGTTGGCAACGGGCCGGGTAATCATTGAATGGGCTTATATGTCCTAAAATCAACCAAATCAATAACTAAAAACAATTAAATCATGGCATTAGCAAGAGAAGTCTGGTTGAACATTGTTGAGGACAACCTGTTCACCCCGCAATTATCACAAGTTCAGCAGGCAATCAAAGACGATTCAGCCTTTGTTTACCAGGGGGGCGGTGTAACAACCGTTCACATCCCGAATGCAGGAACCAAAGCAACCGTAACAAAAGGCAATGACACCTATCCGGTTGCAGTTACCAAACGTACCGATTCCGATAACTCATACACCTTGTACAATTACGAGGTCGGCCCGCTTGTTGTTCAGATCAAAGACGGTCAGTTGAACTCTTATGAGCAGACCGAATCCATTTTACGTGATCAAACCGGTGGACTTGGTGAGCGTGTCGCTTCCGAAATCCTGATCGGTCAGTATCATTACACATCAGGACTGTACCGGGCAACAACCGGAGCTGATGCCCCGGCACACGCTCCCGGTGGAACTGGAAACCGCAAATCATTTGTAGGGGCTGACCTTCGTGCCGCACTTGGCATTATGGATGCTAAAAAGGTCGGTATGAATGATCGTTACCTAATTGTTGACAGCGTTATGTACTGGCAGCTTTTAACCGATCTGGGTTATACTGCTTACCGTGATGACAGCCGGAATCTTGGTCCTGATGGTAAACTGTTAAATCTTTATGGTGTGACTATTATCCCGATGCCTACAGTTGTTTATGCAACTACCGCCGGTGTTGTAAGAGATTACGGCAACGCAGGAACTACAACCGATATGTCCGTTGCTCTGTTGGTTCAGAAAAACTGCACTTCGATGGCAATGACCGACATCTACACCCAGATGAACGAAGCCGCTACCGGTTATTTCGGTGGAACTTACGAGGCCACAGTAATGGCCGGTGGTAAGTACCGCAGGACCGACAAATACGGGGTTGTACCCATTATTCAGATCGGAACCTAAACTATACTGTGTGTTTATCCTGATTCCGGGGCGGGTAGTGTTTGCCCGCCCTGTTTCTTAACAACAAAATCTAATTGAAATGACAGCACAAGACTTTACATCAGCGACATACGGAACAGATTTAATCACAGGAACAAACGCAGTTACGGGTAGTTGGGCAGGATTTTATGCACCTGTTGACACGGTGATAGCATCGATTACCATTGGCGGTACAACCTACGCTAATCCGGCTACATATTTTAAAGACGCTTCACCGAAAGCAACCAGCATGTTAACAATTGCAGGTTATACCAACGGCATTTTTGCAACTTCAATCACTCTTACATCAGGTTCATTGGTTGCTATAAAAGGCTCCTAATCATGTACGGGTACGGATATAAATACACGGCATCGGGTAGCATCGGGTCAAATGTGAACCAAGCGGCAACTATCGGCACTCCGGTAATTGATTCGATCACCGACACCGGATTTGTTATTTCAGCGTTGGTCACTCCGGGCAGTTCTCCGGTCACCCCACAACTTCAATGGGGATTAACAACAGCTTATGCCGGAACCCCTGTAAATGCAACGGAAGGCGAGATTTCCGAAGCCACAACGGTACATTTTACAGTTACCGGAGCGACCCAAAACAGCTTGTATCATTTTAAAGTTGTGGCCGGTGATGTTGAATCATCTGATGCTACATTAACAACACTTAACACAGAGTTGATTACCTACGAAACTGGACTTACAACTGCTTTATCATCTGCACAAAGAACACGGCTTAACACGCTGATTTCGGCATTGAAAACAGCGACATCATCAACGGCCCTTTCAGAGGTATTTGATTATATTAATTTACTTGGGAATGAAACTGATGAAGTTCATTTTAAAAATATAGTTAAAGATGTTCATCATTTTGAGGCTGTAAATGCACCGACCTTTCAACAATTTGAAGGCAATACGTTCAACGGTACGAATAACTACCTAAGATCACATTATATTCCGTCAACAGATGCCGTAAGATTCACTCGCAATTCAGCTTGTTCGGGTATTTATCTAAGAAAAAATGTAGATGGAACAACAGTAGTTTGTGGAGATGGAACGGCAGCGGATAGAGGTACTATGTTAATTCCTCGTACCGGGGGCGGTACTAATATTGGTAGTGCGCTTAATAGTGATCTTGCATATGCCTCACCTGCTGCTCCGGTGGCAGATGCCAGAGGTATGTGGATTTCAAATAGGGTAAATTCAACGGAATTTAAAAATTATAGAAATGGGGTGCTGCATAACACCATAACGGCAGCATCTCAGCCCTTGAATGCAATTGAGGAGTATATTGGTTGTGAAAATGGTAATGGAACTGCGAGATACTATTCTACTCAACAAATAGCAATAAGATTCAGGGGTAGGGGCTTAACCGATGCTGAAATAGTTGCCGTAAATGCAGCTTTTGAAGAATATATGATTGCGGTTGGTAAGTCAGTAAAATATTGTGATGTACCCACTATGGCGTTAAGATTCGATGATGGATATGTGGACAATTACACTATTTTAAAAGATATTTTTGAAAGTAGAAATAAACGGTTCACGATATACTTTACAACTGGTTTTAATATTTATCTAACAGCGTTAAACAAACTATCAGATTCGCAGGTATCTGAATTAATAGCAGCAGGTCATGATATACAGTGTCATACACATTCTCACCCGAATTTAACACTAAAAACAAGTGCTGAAATATTGGCAGAATATGACACCGTTAACGCTTATTTTGCCGTAAGGGGCTGGCCAACTCCAAAACACACAAGTTATCCAGGAGGTTCATTTGATGCTAATGTTAAAACCCAAACCGCATTAAGAAGACTTTCGGGAGTAATAGCTAATACCATAAGATTTACTGAAACACAGGATATGTATCAGATACCATCTTATAATATTAACATAGCCAAAGATGATGTTACAGCGTTAAATGCTATAAAAACAGCTATGGATAGTCTTGTTACAGAAAGAAAATACATGACCACTTATGGGCATCGTATATATAATGATGCCGATGCAGACCCATTTCCAAATAATTCAACTCAAAAATCGTACATAGAAAACTTGTTGGATTATGCCGACACTAAAGGAATAAGAGTGCTAACAATTTCTCAACTGTATGATTTTATGCAGTCATTAAAAGTAACCGTTTAGTTCACCTTTAAAACAACTTGAACCACCATGACCGAAACCCTGACACCATCAACGAAAATCAGATCGAATACAATTTACCGGATCGAACACGAGATAACCGGGACTATCAATGTAGCCAATGTTCACGATGTGACCTTTGAGGGC